GTGTGGCAATGACTTCAAGTCGACTTTCGATATCTGGTCGAAAGCGGATAAGCCCTTTGCGTTTTTAGCAGCGTGTCAGGCTTATGTTGGGTTTATCGATAAGGGTGAAGACTATGTGTGTCACATCTCACCTAACCTCGATGGTTCTAACTCAGGCATCCAGCACTTCTCAGCGATGATGCTAAGCCGGGACGATGGAGCTCTCGTTAATCTTGTTAAAACTGAGGCGATTGCTGACGTTTACCAGCTGGTCGCTGATGAGGTTATTAAATCGTTAAAGGAAAACTTAGATGACCCAATGGCTAAAAAATGGCTGAGCTTTGGAGTTGATCGAAAGACATTAAAAAGAAACTGCCTTACTTACGGATACTCGAGTGGCCAGTATGGGATGGCAGACCAACTGTTTGCTGATCTGATGAGACCTTTGGATACCGAGAGACGCAATGGCCTTAGAGCCGAGCATCCATTCGGTAGTCAGTCGTCTCAAGAAAAGCACTGCCAGTTTCTTGCCAAGCTTAGTTTTACTTCTATAGAAAAAGTGGTCACCTCAGTTCGAGATGGAATGAAGTTCATCCAATCAGCTGCATCAGCCTTAGCACATGAAGGTAAACACTTGAGCTGGAGAACTCCGATTGGGTTCCCGGTGTATCAAAACTACACTGAGTGGACACAAGAAAAGATAAGGCCTTACCTTTATGATCGTGAGTTAAAAGTTAAAAGGCGTGTCACGGTAACATTACGAACTAAGAAAGTTGGTGACCGTAAAGTTGACAAGAGAAAGTCAAAAGCTGCCTGTTCGGCTAATTTCGTTCATAGTTTTGACTCCGCTCACATGGGCGCAACAATACTCCAAATGCTCGATCATAATATAAAAGACATGATGGTGATCCATGACAGCTTTTCCACGAGCTGTAGTCAGACCTGGGATCTCTATCACCACGTTAGGCATACCTTTGTTGACCAATACGCAAATGCGTGTGTCCTGTCAGAATTTAGACGACAGGTAACTGAGCAGTTGGATGACCCAGACACTAAACGACTTCTACCAGTACCGCAAAAAGGGACACTGGATTTGACTGAAGTTTTAGAGAGTGAGTTCTGCTTCTCCTAGGTGTCTACCCATTAGTAATAACAAATTCACTAGGACATTAAATGCACCCACGCGAACGTGTGTTGAATAAGATTCGGCATGCCATTTCCCAGGGAGAGACAATTTCCGATGATCTTATCGAGCAATCGAGAGCACTCAATATAGATCTTACTTTAACCTTAGCTCTCGAGAAAATAGGAGCAGCCGATGGCAAATCCAAGAGGGGAGAAATTCGTAACCCCAGAGGGCAGGGCTAAGTACCCTTATCTCAACACTGCCGACTTTCAGTTTGACACTGATGGGAAGTTTAAGACTAGGCTTATTGTCGAACAAAAGAATGCAAAGGCGATTACTGCCAGGATCGACGAAGTCATAGAGAGTGAGTTTGGACCTAAAGCAAAGTGGCCTAAAAATATCCGAGTGCCATATGAAATTGACCAGGAAGATCAAAGTAAGATTGATTTCAAGTTCAGTAGTAACTTCAAGCCCAAGTTTTATGCCTGGGACGGGAAAGTTATCCCAGAGGGAGATGAAGCCACGTTGTGGGGTGGATCTCTCATAAAGTTAGGTGGCGTGATTAAAGCATATAACAACGGTTCTCAAAAAGGATGCGGTCTGTATATGAATAAGGTCCAGATACTCGAGGCTGTTGGCCCAGAGTCTGATGATGAAGGTTTTGATGCTGTAGACGAGTACAAGCCAGATGGATTTGATCGGGAGAACGAAGGAACCCCTGATGATTTCGATGAGCAAACTGCGGACTTTTAGATCCGGGTTAGAAGATAAACATTCTAAACAAATAGAAGAAGCTGGTCTCGAAGTTTTATATGAAACTGACCGCTATAACTTCGAAGTCCCAGCGCGTAAAAGTCGCTATACCCCTGACTTTAAGCTGCCCAAGAAAGGCGGCTTTTTCTATATAGAAAGCAAGGGTATTTGGGACGTACAATCCAGGCAAAAACACCTACTATTAAAAGAGCAGTATGGTGACAAACTTGATATCCGTTTTGTCTTCAGTAATCAAAATGCCAGGCTTTATAAAAAGAGCCCGACAACCTATGCAGCATACTGCGAAAAACACGGGTTCCAGTATGCACACAAGGTTATTCCTCAAATTTGGTTAGATGAAGCATTAGATGCGTCTGCTGCATAAACGGACATCGAGCAGGGCTACCCAAAGTACATTTTAACATCGTTTGACAGCCGAAGCTTTGGGTAGCTCGTTTTATTTATCAGGGAGAATATTATGGAATTTACGGAGAGTGATTCCGAGTTTGTGGCTCACACTGCTTGTGACAGCTGCGGCAGCTCGGATGCAAATGCTGTGTATGACGATGGTCATACTTATTGTTTTAGTTGCCAGGAGCACGTCAATCCAAAGTCTGATGAAGCAGACAACAACTTTGACGCAATGGAGATCCGTAAGCCATCCGAATTGATCTATGGAACTTACTCTGAACTGAGATCCAGAAAACTAACGAAACAGACCTGTAAGAAATTTGGCTACATGGTTGGAACCCACAAAGGCAAACCAGTCCAGATAGCCGAGTACCGCGACTCCTCCGGCAAAGTCATCGCGCAAAAACTGAGAGATGCTGAAAAGAACTTCAGTATCCTGGGTGACGGTAAGTCGATGACTTTGTTTGGGAGCCACTTATGGAACTCAGGTCGCAGAATAATAATTACGGAAGGCGAGATAGACTGTATGTCAGTCTCCCAACAACAGAAGCACAAATACCCAGTAGTCTCACTGAGCTCCGGGGCTGCTTCTGCTAAACGCGCCATCCAAAAGAATTGGGACTATCTCTCAAACTTTGAAGAGATTGTCTTAATGTTTGACCAGGACGAACCTGGTCGACGAAGTGCCGCTTCGGTGGCTGAGGCCCTACCTCTCGGAACTGCGAGCATCGCAGCTCTCCCCTGCAAAGATGCAAACGCCTGTCTCCTCGACGGGGTGGGGCCAACAATTATAGATGCTATCTTCCAAGCCAAAAAATACCGACCTGATGGTATTGTCACGTCCTCGGATCTCCGAGATGTCGTAGGGCTTGTGGATGCATCATCCCCCCACCAATACCCCTACCCAAAACTCAATCGTATTACCAAAGGAATTCGCCCTGGTCTTGTCACGATCTGTGCCGGATCAGGTGTTGGTAAGAGTACGTTTGTAAGAGAGATCTTCTACAGTCTCCACAAAAGTGGACAGATCTGTGGGATGATCATGCTCGAAGAGAGTACTAAGAGAACTATCCAGGGATTAGTAGGTATGCACCTCAACAAGAACCTGGTAGTCGATGAAGACGCAGCGTCCCAGGAAGAGATCGAGGCTGGCTTTGATGATCTATTCAAAGACCAGGATATTTACCTTTATGATCACTTTGGGACCAATGACTTTGAGACAATAGTCAAACGCATCCGATATATGGTGCAAGCACTCGACTGTAAATTTATATGCCTAGATCACGTCAGTATCTTAGTCAGCTCAATGACAGCTGGGGTATCTGATGAACGTCGTTTGATCGACACAATCATGACTGAGCTCAGGACATTAGTACAAGAGCTGGACATCTGTCTTATCCTAGTAAGCCACCTCAAGAGATCCCAGGCTGAAGCCGGGCATGAGGGTGGAGCTAAGGTCTTTCTATCGCAGCTCCGAGGTTCTCACGCATTAGCGCAACTGGCTGATATGTGCATCGGACTACAGGTTCCATCGGATGATCCAACGAGTGATGCCAGAGAGATAGTTGTCTTAAAGAACAGACATACCGGGGAAGTGGGTCACGCTGGAAACCTAAGTTATAACCGCTCGACCGGGCGGCTCAATGACTTCGACCAAGCATCACAATTCTAATCTAAATCAATAGGAGAGCACCTATGCTGAGACACGTTGACCTATGCAGTGGCATAGGGGGCTTTAGCCTTGCCTTTGAAGAAGTAGGACTAAGTAAAACCATCATGTTCTGTGACACTGAAA